GAAGTGTGGGGCGGCCAGAACGACACCGGTTATCCCTTCTCCTATGTTTCGACCATTGCCAGGGGCATCGTCGGCGTCAACGCCATCGCCGGGCACGACGACGGCTTCGGCAAGGGCATCTTCTTCGTCGGCGACGACTTCAAGGTCTCGACGTTGTCGGGCTACACGCCAACCCCGATCTCGGTGCCCGACCTCGATCTGATGATCGAGGCGGAAGCCGACAAGTCGGTGATCACGGTCGCCGTCTATGTCAGCCAGGGCCACGGCATGGTGGCGGTGCAGGGGCCGAACTGGTGCTGGGAATACGACACCACGCTGTTGACCTGGCACCAGCGGAATTCGCACCTTCAGCAATACTGGCGCGGCAAGTTCCCGATCGCCGCCTTCGGCCTGTGGATTTGCGGCGACAAGAAAAGCGGCAACCTCGCCGTGATCGACGGCCTGACCGCGACCGAATTCGGCGATCCGCTGCTGATTACCATCGAAACCGGACCGTTGGGCGCATTCCCGAACAAGGTGCGGGTCAACGGCATCGAGCTCTATCTGACCAAGGGCGTCGGCAAGGCGGTTGGCATCGATCCGCTGGAAACCGACCCCGATATCTCGATATCGATGAGCCGGGACGGCGGACAGACCTGGAGTCCGCCGCGCGTCGTCAAGATCGGACGGCAATCGCTGACGGACCAGCGGGTGAGAAGCGCGGTGTGGGGCCAGGCGCAGAACCAGGGCGTGCGCTGGCGCTTCCGCGAGAGCGCGCCGCTGTCGTTTGCCTTCATGGGGGCCGATATGAAAGTGGACAAACTAAGATGACGATAAGGATCGCATCGAGATGACCAAACTTCGCGTCGTGCTGCCCGCGCAAAGCGTCCAGATCGATGAACCGACCGGCGTCGATCCGGTCTGGTACGAAAAGCTGTCGCAGATCACCGCGTTCGTGAACCTGTTTTCTGAAATCAACTTCTCCACCATGACGTCAGGGCAGACCTTCCGGTGGGACGCCACCATGAAGAAATTCATCGCGGGAGTATGAGATGGCCGACTTTCTCTCGACCCTGTTCGGCGGCGGTGCCGAAGCGGAAGCGGCGGACAAAAACCGGGCGCTCACCGCGCAATACGGCACCCAGGCGCAAGATTTTCTAAAACAGGGCTACCAGACCGGCCAGCAGGACGTTGGCCAGGCGATCAGCACCTATTCGCCATTGTCCGATCTCGCCAAGAAGTACGGCGGCGCGAGCGACATGTATCTCAACGCGCTCGGCATCAACGGCCCGCAGGGCAATGCCGATGCCAGTGCCACGTTCCAGAATGCGCCCGGCTATACCGGGGCCGTCAACGCCGGGCTCGACGTCATCAACCGCCGCCGCGCCACCCAGGGCATGAACGATAGCGGCAACGCCAATATCGACGCGCAGACCTTCGGCCAGAATTTGCAGAACCAGCAATACAATGCCTGGCTGGCCAATCTGCAAAACGCCGGGCAGACCGGTGTCAACGCCACCGGGGTTGCCGCCGCAGGCCAGGCAGGCGGCTACACCAACCTCGCCAATCTGGCGCAGCAGTACGGCCAGAACCAGACAGGCGTTGCGGGCAACGTGCTCAGTGGCAACGTCAACGCCAACGACTTGCAGGCGGCAGGCCAGGCGGCGGGCGCTAAGAACCTGTTGGGCGCGGGCCTGTCGCTGGCGACCCTGGCAATGGGTGTGCCCGGCGGCAGTTTCGGCATGGGCTCCAGCGGTCAACCAACGATGTTCGGCGCGGGCATGGGCAACGCGCTCGGCGGCTCCTATGGCGGTTCCGCAGCGCAACCGCTCGCAGGCCTCAATGCGTCCGACTACGGCACCGGTGCCAATGCGGGCGGCCTGATGGCGAGCTACGGGCTGGCATAGATGGCCATCGCACCGATCAACTACGCGCCGCAACAAGCCTATAGCGTCGCCGATTTTTCGCCGCTGGCACGGCTCGGGCAACAGGCCCCGCAACCGGATGCAACGCTTTCCGACCTCGCCGCCCGCTATGACGCCAATTCGCCGTCGCCGTTGCTGGCGGCATCGGTTGGCGGTGGCGGCGACTATGGCAAGGCGATTGCCAACATCGAAAGCGGCGGACGCTACGATCTCTTGGGACCGGTGACCGGCACCGGCGACCGCGCCTTCGGCAAGTATCAGGTGATGGGCAACAACGTGCCGGAATGGACGCGGGCAGCGCTTGGCCGCTCGATGACGCCGGAAGAATTCCGTAACAATCCCGATGCGCAGGAGGCGGTGTTCAAGCATCGCTTCGGCCAGTACGTCGAGAAATACGGCCCGACCGGGGCGGCAAAAGCCTGGTTCGCGGGCGAGGGCGGTATGAATAATCCGAACGCGAAAGACCTTTATGGAACGACAGTCGAAAGCTACGCGCGCCGCTTCAATGCCGGTCTAGGGGATCAATGATGGTCAATCCGGTTTCGTTTCCAGCACCGCAGGCATGGAGTGCGGGCGCGGATTTCACGCCGCTCGCCAATCTCGGCAATGTCTACCAGAAGGGGCAGGAACAGGCGGCGCAACAGCAGGCGCTTTCCGCGCTTGGCCAGGGACCGCAGGCCGACGCGCAGACCTTGTTGACCTCGGGCGTGCCGTCGCTGGCAACGATGGGCGTGAACTTGCAGCAAAAGGCCGTCGAGCAGCAACGCGAGGACGCGCTGAATGCCGTCAAACAACAGCAATGGCAGCAAAACTTTGCGCTATTGAAGCAGAAGGCGGAACGCGAGGACCGTTCGGTTTCCGACATCGTCAAGGAGCGCCGTGACGCCTGGATGGCCAACGGCGGCAAGCCGGAAGGCGCGGACTATCAACATTATTTGTTCAACGGCACGCTGCCCGACGCTACCAGGGCCGGTTTGGGCGGCCTGACGGCTGTGCCGTTGTTGGAGGATGATCCTAATAATCCCGGCCAGAAACGACCGGCGATTGGGCAATTGACCCCAAGCGGTGCGGTGATCAAGTCGGCGCTGCCGCCCGGTACCGAATATGCCGGACAGAACGAAAAAATCGAAACCCCGACAGAAACGATTATCCGCGACCGTTCGACCAATCAGATCATCGCGCGCTACCCAAAGGACGTTGCGGGCGCGGCGTCGCAGAAAGTGCAAGGCACTGCGCAAGGCAAGGCGATTGTCGATCTGCCGAAGGCCGAAGCCGACGCCAAACTGGTTACCGACACCATCGACAAAGCGCTGGCCGAACACCCAGGCAAAGCCTGGTCGGTCGGCACCATGTTCAAGGACGTTCCGGCATTGCCAGGTACCGCGACGGCAGACTACCGCGCGATCCTCGCTCAATTGGACAGCCAGCGCTTTCTGGAAGCCTATAATTCGCTGCGCGGCGGCGGCGCGATCTCCAATTATGAGGACAAGCGCGCGTCCGACGCCAAAGCGAGGTTGTCAACGGCGCAAAGCCCGCAAGCGTTCAACGATGCGCTGCGCGAGTACCGCGAGATCGTCCAAAGCGGCGTACATCGGATGCGAACGCTGGCGGGGAAGTCTGCTGCACCAGAAACGGCGTCAGAGAAGCCTGACCCGCTAGGCTTGCGCTGATGCCGACCATTGCCGAAGTCCGGCAGAAATACCCGCAATACAGCGATATGTCGGACAGCGAGCTCGCGGGCGCGCTGCATAAAAAATACTACTCCGACATGCCCCAGGCGGAATTCAACGCCAAGATCGGATTGCAGGCAAAGCCAGAACCTGCCGCGCCCGACGATCACGGCTTGGCGCGACGGCAGGCCATGTCACCGCTGGAAAAAGCCGTCAGCCCGATCACCGAATATCCGCGCGCCTATGAGCAAATGCGTACCGAAGCGGAGCAACAGGTCGGGCGCGGTGTCGAGCAACTGACGAGCGCATTCGGCAAGGCCAAGGGCGACCTGAGCCAGCCCGGCGAGCTCGGCAATCTCTGGCAAGCCGCCAAGGGCGCGGGCAATGTCGGCCTCGGTGCGCTTGGCTATGTCGGCTCGCCGATCAGTGCCGCCTATCGAAGTGTAATCGGCCAGCCCGTTGAGGACGTCACCGGCATTCCGCGCGAACAGACCGAATTTGCGGCGCAATTGGCGACGCCCGGCATCGGGTTTTCCAGATTGCCGAAAGCGCCCGGTGTCGCCGAACCGGTGCCTTTGATCAAACCGGTCGAAACCCCGCAGCGGCCCGATGTGGCGGAAGCCGCGCAAAGGCTTAATGAAGCGGGCTTACCGGCTACCGTCCCCAGGGCCGTGACCGGCGGCGGCATCGAACAGCGCGCCGGACAATATGTCTCCAACGTGCCGTTCGTCGGTGCGCCGGTTTCCGACGTCATTCACACGACATTGCCGAAACAATTGCGGGAAGCGCGCGACGTCATCGCCGCCGAACACGGCGCGGGCACCGGCGAAAACGTCGCCAACCGCGCCGGGGCGGTCATTTCGGATGCCGCAACTGCCGAAACGGAAGCCGCAAAACAGGCGGCAGCGACCGCCGACACCCAGGCCGCACAGGAGTGGCAGCGCGCGCAAGCGGAGCGCGAGGCAGCGATTGCCCGCCAGGAGAGCCAATCGACCCAGGCCGCGCAACAGGCGGTTGGTCCCGATGTCGCGCCGCAGGACATGGGACAGACCGTAATCGGGGCGGTACGGGCCAACCACGACGAGGCACGCGCGGCCAAGGATACCGCCTATCGCCAGGCCGGTGCCGTCGATGCCACCGTGCTGGACGAAGCCAATGGCGGCGCGCACGGCCATGTCGCGGCGGATTTGCGCTCGGACGCGGGCGGCCAGGGCCTGGTCGATCTCAGAGGCGAGGCAACATCGGCCTCGCGCAGCATGATGGACCGGCTGCGGCAGTTTTCCGGCGAGGCGCAGGCGCGGCGCGCGGCGGCAGAAGCCGAAGCTGTCGCAGGGCAGCAAGAGGCGCTTGGCCGACCGCTGACGCGGGAGGAAATCCGCAGCGCGCGGGAGGGGGCCGACCAGACCGGCCAGAGCATGCGCAATATCGAACGCGTCCGGCAAGACCTCAATTTTCTGGCGCAGGGTGCCTCGAATGACGCCGACCGCCGCGCTGCGCGCCGCATCATCAACGCCTTTGACGATTGGCACGGGGGCGCGGTGGAAAACTCGCTGATGGCGGGCAGCGATCCCGGCGCGCTAGAAGCGATGCAGCGCGCCCGTGCCCTCAACCACGATTGGCGGACCCGCTTCGGCTATAACGCCCGCGACGACGCCGACAAACTGATCAACAAGATCGTGCGCGGTGAGGAAGATCAGCACACCGGGCCGGTCGGTGTATCCAACGCCTTGACCGCAGGCGGCGACAAGTCAGGGCCATTATTGACGCGGGTGATGGAAGCGACCTCCAACCATCCCGACGTCTTGCAGGCGATACGATCCGGCACCTGGAACAAGCTGACCCAGGCGGTGGAAGCCGGAACGGCGCGTACGCCGAAGAACATCGCCGACAGCATAGTCAAGCATCTGTACGGCCCTGGCCGCGACGTGGCGGGCCGGGTGTTCACCCCGGAACAACAAGCGCTGATGCGGGCGCACGCGGACACCATCCGCGCGCTGCCGGAACAACGCGCCGCTGCCGCTGAAATCGCCAAGGCATCGCAGCCAAAGCCGGTCAAGGTCGACCCGGGACCGATCCAGCAATTAGCGGATCGAGTGCTCGGAAAGGGCCAAAAGAGCGACGAGGCGTTGTTCGACACCATTCACGGCTACGCGCAGAAGGGCGGCGACGTCAAGACGCTGGCGCGATTGATGGGACAACTGCCGCAGGGGATGCGCGGCGATCTCGCAGCCTCCTTCATCCGCAATCTCGGGGTTTCCAAGGTGACGAAGCAGTTCACCACCGACAATTTTGTCAACCACTGGAACGACATCACGCCGCAGGCCAAGGCCATTCTGTTCGGCAATGCCGGGCCGCACATAACCGCGCTGAATGATATCGCAACCATCGCGCAGCGGCTAAAAGAGGTGAAGGGCCGGTTCGGCAATCCGTCCGGCACGGCGCAAAACGCGATTTTTTCGCTGCTGGCGGGCTTGGGCAGTTCGTCGATTATCGGCACCGCAAAGACGATTGCACTTGGCGGCGCGGGCAATATGGCTGCGCGTGTGCTGGCCTCCCCAGCAGGGGCATCGAGCATGGCAAGATATGCCAGGGCCGTGGATAGGGCCAACCGCGAGGCGTCGCCCGCAAACATGGCCGCCGTCAAGCTGGCACAACGCAATGTCGAGAACACCGCGCGATCGCTCGCCGCAATCTCCAACAAGTAGGGCATCATGGCCGGAACCATTCCGCTTTCGATGACGCAGCAATTCGACGTTTACGGGCAACCGCTTTCGGGCGGCCAGTTGTACATCATCCAGGCCGGAACGGTATCGACGCCCCAGGATGCGTTTGCCGATACTGGTCTGACGATCAAGATGCCGTACCCGATGACGCTGGACGCGGCTGGCCGCATTCCGCAATTTTTCTTAGCTGATGGCACGGTCAAAATACGGTTGCAGGACAAGGCGGGCGTGGTGCAACTCGCCGCCGACAACGTGCTGGTGATCGGGCCATCGGCGGGCGGCGGCGGCGGTGGCGCGACGATCGATCCGACCACGATCTGGCAGACCGGCGATCTCAAGCCGCGCTATAGCATCGGGGCGCATGCGGGCTGGGTTCGTGCCAACGGCAATACCATCGGTTCGGCAACCTCGGGGGCGACGGAGCGCGCCAATGCTGATGCGCAAAACCTGTTTCTGTTGCTGTGGGGTGTCGATCCAAACCTGACAGTCAGCAGCGGTCGCGGCGCGAGCGCGGCAGCGGATTGGACCGCCAACAAGACCATCACGGTGCCGAACTGGAGCGGGCTTGCGATCTCGGGCATGGAAGGCATGGGGGGCACCGGGCCTGTGCATTTGTCGGTGGGGTTTTTCGGCACCGATCCGACCAACCTCGGCGCAGCGGGCGGCGCAGAAAGTACCACACTGACGACGGCACAAATGCCGTCTCACGCCCATTCCGGCACGACAACGACCGAAAGCGCTACCCACACTCACGGTTACACCGACGCCAGCGTGCCGGGAGGACAGAAGCCTTCCGGAACCGGCACGTCACCTTTTGCGGGCGTGCAGTCGGGGACGACGGGCGGGCAAAGCGTCCCCCACACCCATGACTTCAACACCACATCGGTCGGCGGCGGCACGGCGCACCGCACGATGGGGCCGCGCCGTCTCTGCACCATTTATATCAAGCTGTAGCCATGTCCTATCACATCACTTTCCCCCCGCAGTCGAACCGGGCGTCGTGGATATTTGTGGCGCAATTCACCGATTTCGATAACGACCCGATCGATCTTTCCAACTGTTCGCTGGTGTTTGCGATCAGGTCGCCCAGGAGAGACGGCGACGGCTATGGTTTCCACCCGGGCGAGGCGCTGATTGCCTCGACCGAAAACGGCAAACTCACCATCATCGATATCGGCAAGTTCCAGTGGTTCTTCACGCTTCAGGACATGCGCAACCTTCGCCCCGGCACCTACGACACCGGGTTGACGCTGACCAATGACGACGGCACCCAAACCGTGCAGTTAAGCGTCGGGCCGTTGCCGATCTTCGACGGCGTCGTACCATGACCGATTTTCCCGATCTCAAGCTCAAGGCGCTGCTGACCTTTCCGGGTACCGTGATCGGCGGCACCGGCCTGACGGCGACCAAGGCCAACGGCTCGATTACGCTCGACTATGCCTGGCAGGAGTTCGGCCAGATATCGGCCATTCCGACCCAGCCAACGGCGATGATCCTGACCTATGACACGGCTACCAACGCTTATGTCATGGTGCCGTCGCACCTGTTGGGCGGCGCGGTGGCGGGCATCTCGGACGCGCCGGTCGATACCAATACATACGGTCGCCTGAATGCGGCATGGACCAAAGTGCTGCCGCTGACCGGCGGCACCATGAGCGGTCCAGTGACCTTGTCGGGTACCACCACCGCAGGCCAGATCAATGCCGGGGACATCTACGCCATCCGAAGCCCATCGTCGGGCGCGGTATTCTTTGGCTCGACGCCCGCCGCATACATTTTCTATGACGGGTCCGGTTTTCAGATACAGGGCAGTATTGATTCGCCGGTGATGACCGGCGCGCCAAGAGCTCCAACGGCAGCGCCGGGCACCAACAACGTGCAAGTTGCAACAACGGCCTTTGTTGCCGCAGCGGTCGCGGCGGCTGGTGGCGGTAGCGGAACCGTTGCAAACCCGACAGCGACGATTGGCCTGTCGCCGGTCAATGGTACGGCAAGCTCGGCGCTGCGCTCCGATGGCGCGCCCGCGCTGTCGCAGGCCATCGCGCCGGTCTGGACCGGAACCCACAACTTCAACAACGGCAGCTATTCGGCGCTGTTCTCGGGTGGCCCGGTCGGCATCGGCAACGCCATCCCGACCGCAACCCTGCACGTTGGCGGCGTAGCGGCGGCATCCGCAGGAGCTAACATTCTATCGGCGCGCGCTTCGACCGGCACGACCTCGGTACACGGCTTTGCCGAAAATTCCACCATCAACCTGTCCGCCGCAGGCCAGGGCATGGACAGCTACGATGCCCGCATGGTGGTGACCGGCACGCAGAGCTACGACCATTTCGTGTCGTATCAGTCGCGAGCGATCTATGGCTCAAGCGGCGTCTGTACATGGGGTTACGGCTCGTGGGATGGCTTTACCGCCAATGGCCCCCTCACCAATTACGCCTCGCACTATATCGCGCAGGCGACAGGCACTGGCACCATCGGGACGGCTTACGGCGTCTATTGCGAAGCGCTCAACAAGGCCACGGTGAATTACGGCTTTTACATGCCGTACAGCAGCGCGGGCGGTTGGAACTCGGCCTCGTTTGGCGGCCTCACCATCGGCCATTCGGCCAACTGGTATCCCGGCTTCGGCTACAACGTTCAATATCAGCCGGGATCGGTGATCTATAAATATGCCACACCGGACACCGCTTCGATGTTCGTATTTGGCTTTTCCGGCCGCATCGAAACCTACACGGCCCCATCCGGTGCGGCAGGCGCGACCATTGCATTCACCGCTGGACCTTATCTGGCCCAGGCGGGCACTTCATGGACCACGGCATCCGACGCGCGTTTCAAGGAGAACGTCGCGACCATTGACGTGCTGGCGCGGCTCGGCCAGTACCGTGCAGTGTCGTTCGATTGGATCGAAAACGGCAGGCACGACGTCGGGGTGATCGCGCAGGAACTGGAAACCTCGTTCCCCGAACTGGTCGATCATACCGATCCGGATCGGTTAGGCGTCAATTACAGCCAGTTGGGCGCGATGGCGCTCGGCGGCGTCAAGCAACTCCATGACATGATCGCGGCGTTGCAGGCCGAAGTCGCTGCCCTGAAGGCCAAAACATGACATTGCTTCCCAAGGTCAAACTCAAGAGTACGGTCAATTTCCCGGCGCACGTCAACGGTGGCACAGGCATCGATGTCGTCAAGGCCAACGGCAGCTACACCATCGACCTCGATTATGGTGAGTTCGGAACGGCGATTGGTATTCCGACCGCCGATCTTCCCTCGACCAACGTGCTGACCTACAACGAACTCCGAAAGGACTTCGTCAAAATCCCGCTCGGGGTCATTGGTGCGGGTGTCGCCACGGCGGATTTCGAGAACACGACGGTCGCCGCCGCCACGATGATCCCGCCGATCCAGAACTTTGTCAGGGTGGCGGGCTATGCCGCAGCAGGCGATGGCGGCGAGGCACTGTACGGGCGCGTGCCGTCGCTGCTGGCGGGCACGATCGGATTTCGGTCTGCCGATGGTGCGTGGTGGCAACTCGCGGAAATAGATGTTTTTCCGCAGATGTGCGGGGCAAACGATATTGCAACAGCAGTTGCCGACGCGCAAATTCAGGCTGCAATCAATCATGTGCAGGCAGTCGGCAAGGGCTCCGTTCAATTGCGCGGGCATTTTTTGCTGTCCGCACCCCTCTTGGTTACTTCCTTTGTTTCAATCAACGGCGGTCATCGAACAAACACCATCCTATATCCAAACCCCGGTATTGCCTCGATCAATATCAGCACACCATCCGCCGTCGTGCTGGAACAATTCTCAATTCAGTCTGGGAGCGGCGTCGGTCAAGCTGCAATCACCGTCAGCAGCCCGTCATCGACCGTCAACAACAACAATTCGATCTTCCGGTCACTGAATATCAACGGCTATTCGATTGGCATCGATTTTGTGAGCGCGGCCTTCTATACGGTGGATGATTGCCAGATTAATGCCGCTGGTTCGGGGGCTTGCATCCGCACCACCAACATCGTGAATGTTGATGCCGGAGACAGCATCATTTCAAATTGCTGGTTGGGTGGGGTGAGGGGCGCGACCACCGGGATTGCCTGGTATGCCGGTGGTGGGCTGCGCGTTGCAAATTGCAAAATCCTGCATCATTTCTTCGGTGTCAGCATCAATATGACCAACTCGCCCGGCACCGCGAACCCAGGCGGGCCGGTGTCTACGGGTGGTATGAGTTTTTCCAACAACAACGTGGAAGCGTGCTCTGCGGCGGGGTTCGATTTCAGGCGTCAGGGGCCGCTCGGGGGCTTGCACAGTGTCTCTATTGTCGGGGGCCATAGCGCAGGCGTTCCGAATTATCTTTCAATTCCGCCCGATGCAAATGGGCCTTGGATCGATGGCGTATCGGTAATCGGCGTCACCTGGGGCGGCGACGGTACCGGAGGTGACGTTTTTGCGAATGTTGCCAGCGTTAGCGGATTTACTATTGCAAACAACACCCTTCATGCAATCGCAGGGACGACCTGGAAGATCATCGCTGCGGCATCTGCCGACCGTGGAGTGATCGGTCCCAACATCGGTCTCGGCACCTTCACTGCCAGTTCGATCGCCTCGACCAACACCACGCAGATAGCGCCGACATGATCGGCGTTGAGCGCGGCAATGCCTGAGTTGAAAAGGTGGCTCAGGGACAACCAGACACTGGTTTATTTTCTGATCGCGCAGGCGATTGCGATCGGGGCCGCAGTGCTGTCGATGACTGCCTACATGGTCAAGCTGGAACAGCGGGTCACGACACTAGAGGTGCGCGGCTCGCCGCATCTGGCCGACATCAACACCCGGCTGACGGTGCTTGAAGGTCAAACCAAGGCCAACAGGGACGGCCTTGATCGCGTCGTGGACGTGATGACACGCAAATTGAACATCAACCCATAGGAGACTGAAATGGCTGGCATGGCAATTTCGGTGCTTTGGTTCCTGATCGGCCTGATCGTTCTGGCTGGCGTGATCTATCTGGCGATCTGGGTGATCGAGAGTTTCATCTGGCCGATCCCCGAACAGGTCAAAAAAGGGGTTTGGGTGATCGTGCTGCTGCTGGCGCTGATCGCGCTGATCTCGGTGCTGGTGGGAGGCGGCACCGGGGCCATTCACTTTCCCTCTATCAGATAGCACGGAGCCGATGCCACCGCTGGATACCACGCAACCGAAAATCTGCAAGGGTTGTTGAGGTGAGTATCCGCGATTTGGTGGTGGTTGCGATGATGGTGGCGGCGCTGGTGCTGATCGCCCTGTTGATCAACGCGCTGTTTCCGCAGTGAGGTAAGCACATGGCCTATAACCGCATCGTGATCTCAAGCGGACACGGCAAATATGTGCGCGGCGCGTCCGGCATCCTCGATGAAGTCAACGAGGCGCGGCGAGTGGTTGACCAGGTTGCCGATCTTATGAGCCACCGGGGCGTCGATGTCGTTGTGTTCCATGACAACAGTTCGACCACGCAATCCGAAAACCTCAATACCATCGTTGCCGCCCACAATGCGGAAGCGCGCGATCTCGACGTTTCCATTCACTTCAATGCCTATGTCGAGACCGACAAGCCGATGGGCGTCGAGGTGCTGTATGTCACACAATCGGGGCTTGCCGGTGAGATATCCAGCGCAATTGCCTCCTGCGGCTTTGTCAATCGCGGACCCAAGAAACGCACCGATCTGTTCTTTCTTAACAACACCGAAATGCCCGCGATCCTGATCGAAGTCTGCTTTGTCGATAGCGAGGCCGATGCCGCCATTTACAACGCGCGGTTCGAGGCGATCTGCGAGGCGATCGTGGACGAGCTCGGCGGTGCAGAGATTGTCGAACCGCCCGATACCAGCCTCACCGGCAAGGTGTCGCAGTTCGGCGGCCCGGAGGACGAGGGCGTTTCCGACGACGAGG